GGCGTCCGCATCGGCGCTGGGCTACCAGCAGAGCTGGACGGTGTCCGGCGGCTCGGTCGGCGAGCTGTACCTTTCAAAGCTGGAAAAGAAGCTGCTGGGCGTGGGCAGCAGGCTGGGCGCACACAGCCCGCTGGAGGACTTATGCTGAAGGGTATCGACATCATCCTGTACGAAAAGACCAAGACCGGCGAGGACGCTTTCCACGCGCCGATCTACACTGAAACACCAGTCACTGTACACAACGTGCTGGTGGGCGAACCGGCTACGGAGGACATCGTCAACGATTTGCAGCTCTACGGCAGGCGGCTGGCCTATACGCTGGCCCTGCCCAAGGGAGACGCCAACGACTGGCACAACGTGACGGTGGAGTTCTTCGGGCAAAAATTCCGGACTTACGGCGATGTGGTGCAGGGCATTGAGAACCTGATCCCGCTGTGCTGGAACAAGAAGGTGAAGGTGGAACGGTATGAGTAAATACAAATTCGAGCTGAACCGTTCCGGCGTCCGCGCTCTGCTGCGCTCGGACGAGGTGAAGGCAATCCTGAAAAGCAAAGCCGATGCAGCGGCGCAGGCGTGCGGGAATGGTTACGCATCCGGCGACTATCTCATGCCAACCCGCGTGGTAGCCCGTGTTTCTGCGGTTTCGGCCAAAGCCAAACAGGACAACCTGAAAAACAACACGATCTTGAAGGCGCTGAAATGATAGAGAAAATCGCAATAAATCACCTGAGCACCGCCCTTACCGTGCCGGTGTACATGGAGATCCCGGAAAATCCGCCCAACACGTTTGTGCTGGTGGAGAAAACCGGAAGCAGCCGCACCAACCGGGTCAACCGTGCCACATTGGCCGTGCAGAGCTGGGCTGGCAGTTTGCTGGAAGCAGCCGAACTGAACGAACGGGTCAAGGCGGCGATGGATGAACTGGCCGACATTGACGATGTGAGCGCCTGCCGCCTGAACAGCGACTACAATTTTACCGATACAACAACCAAACACTACCGTTACCAGGCCGTTTTCGACCTGGTTTTTTATTGAGAAAGGATGATTCACATGGCAAACGCATCCAATGTTACCACCGGCAAGCCCAAAAAAGGCGGTGCAATCTTCCGCGCCCCGGCGGGCACTACCCTGCCCACCGATGCAACCACCGCGCTGAATGAAAAGTTCGTCTGCTTGGGTTACTGCGGTGAGGATGGCCTGACCAACGCAAACAGCCCGAAAAGCGACAACATCAAAGCGTGGGGCGGGGATACAGTTCTCACTTATCAGAGCTCGAAAGACGATACCTTCACCTTTGTTCTGATCGAAGCGCTGAACCCCGATGTACTCAAAGCTGTCTATGGCGATGACAACGTGACCGGCACGCTGGCGACCGGCATCACCGTGAAAGCGAACAGTGACCCGCAGGAGAGTGCCGCGTGGGTCATTGAGCAGGTCATGCGCGATGGCGCCCACAAGCGCATTGTCATCCCGTCCGCCGCCGTGACCGAGGTTGGCGAAATCACCTACTCTGACGAGGATGCAGTGGGCTATGAAACCACCATCACCGCCACGCCGGACACGGACGGGAATACGCACTACGAGTACATCAAGGCAAAAGGAGAATCGTGATGATTGAGGGAAAAACCAAAAGAGGCTTTGCCTATGCAATTGCAGAAGAGAATGTAGACCAGGAATTTCTGGATGCACTGGCGGAAGCGGAGGACGGCCAACCGCTGAAAGTCAGCAAGGCGCTGCGCCTGCTGCTGGGGGAAGAGCAGCGCGAAAAGTTATACGACTACCTGCGCAATGACAAAGGGAAGGTTCCGATCGACGCTGTGATGGAAGCGTTTTCTGACATTCTTTCCAATGACGGGACCGGCGCAAAAAACTCCTGATCCTCGCTGCGATGGTCCATGCCGATGAGGATGCGCTGATCTGCGATTTTGCCGAAACCTACCACATCTTTGACTGGCGTGCGCTTCCGGTAAGGCTGGCTGCCACCCTGGCGGCCGGCCTGCCGGAAACTTCGCGCATCCGCATGAAGATGGCGGGGGCTAAAATAACGGCATCACTGCTGATGCAGGCAGCCATGGTGGACCGGTTGAGCCTGCTGGTCTGGATGCAGACCAAGGACGGGCAGAAAAACCGGCACCGCCCCCAGAGCGTTGCAGAGATGCTTACCGGAAAAGAAAAGCGCAGCACGGTACAGGCATTTAACAGCGAGGAAGAATTTTGGGCGGCCATCCGGGCCGCTGATGAAGGAAAGTGAGATCATGGCAGAGGGTACAGAACTTGGCAAGGCGTATGTGCAGATCATCCCGAGCGCCAAGGGGATCAGCGGGAAAATCAAGGAAGCGCTGGGCGATGCCCCGGCGCAGACTGGGGAATCCGCAGGGCAAAGCCTAGGCAGCCGTCTTGTCAGTACGTTCAAAAAAGTAATCGCTGCGGCCGGTATCGGGGCTGCCATTTCCAAGGCCGTCACCGAGGGCGCTGCGCTTGAGCAGAGCATCGGCGGCGTTGAAACGCTGTTTAAGGACAGTGCGGATACCATCAAGCAATACGCAGCCGTCGCCTATAAAACAGCCGGTGTCAGCGCCAACGACTATATGGAACAGGTGACGAGCTTTTCGGCTACCCTGCTGCAGGGCCTGGGCGGAGATACCGCCGCGGCGGCCAAGTACGCCAACCAGGCTATTATCCAGATGTCGGACAACGCCAACAAGATGGGCACCGATATGTCCGCCATCCAGTACGCATACCAGGGTTTCGCCAAAGATAACTACACGATGCTGGACAACCTCAAGCTTGGTTACGGCGGCACCCAAGCGGAAATGGCCCGGCTGATCAATGACAGCGGCGTGCTCGGAGACAGCGTTAAAGTCACGGCCGACACTGTCAAGGACGTGCCATTCAACTCCATCATCGACGCCATCCAGGTAATCCAGGACAACCTGGGTTTAACGGGAACCACAGCCAAGGAGGCGGCAACGACCATTTCGGGTTCGATGGCGTCCGTGAAGGCAGCGTTTTCCAACGTCCTTGCAGAGCTGACCCTGGGGCAGGATATTCAGCCCGCACTGAATGGTCTTGCCGACACGGTGACGACGTTCTTCGTTGATAACCTGCTCCCGGCGGTTTGGAATATCCTGTCTTCCCTTCCAGGCGCACTAACTACCTTTGCACAGGGCCTTGGACCGCAGTTGATAGGCGGTCTCATAAACAGTATAAACCAAGAGCTTCCAGGACTGGGGACTGCTGTTGGAGGCATCACAGCAACGATAGCAGGAGCATTTGCCGCTTTGAAGGCTCTCGCGGCGGGACAGGCGATTGTTTCCGGGATTCTCTCGATTGCTGCAGCGATTAAGACGTTTATTGCTGCGGCCAGCTTTGCCAGCAGCCCCATTGCCTTGCTGCAAGGCGCCTTCATTGCCTTTGTTAACCCGGTTGGGCTGATCGTAGCTGCCGTAGGCGCTTTGACCGCGGGCTTTATTTACCTTTGGAACACCTGCGAACCGTTCAAGCAGTTTTGGATCGACCTAGGAACTAATATTACCAACTTCGTGAGTAATGCGGCCCAGGCGATCGTGAACTTCTTTACGGTAACCCTGCCAACCGGCATCCAGAACGCCATGACGTTCATCCAGCAGCTGCCCGACAATATTTCGGCCTTTTTCTCTCAGATCCCCTATATAGTCGGCAATTTCCTGGGCCAGGCACTAGGCACGCTGGCAAGCTGGGCGGTGCAGCTGCCGGCGCTGGCAAAACAGGCGGCGAGCACATTTCTTACCAATGTCGTGGCATTCTTCTGCCAGCTGCCGGGGAATACCCTGAAATGGCTGACCACGGCCTTGACCAATGTGGCCCAGTGGGCTGTTCAGCTGGGGAAGAAAGGCACCGAAGCGGCCAAGACACTGCTCAACAATGTCGTGAACGGCCTTATGCAGCTGCCCGGCAAATTGCTTGATATCGGCAGGCAGGCCGTGGAAGGTCTGTGGAACGGTATCAAAGCCGCAGCCGGATGGTTGC